GGCCGCGATCATGGAAGCCGTTGGCTCCGGGCGGGTACCCTCAACCAATCGAAAGGAAGACGACATGCCTGTCTCTGACGAGCAGTTCAAGTCGCTTTCCGACGAGGTCAAAACCCTCTCGGAAGGCTTCAGCAAGATCGGCGAAACGATCTCCAACGCTGTCACCACGGCCCTCAAGCCGGTACTCGACCAGCAGGCCGAGATGGTCGCCAACCAGAAGGCCAAGGACGAAGCCGAGCACGCCGACCTGGTGACCAAGATCGTCAAGGCCAACGTCCTCGACGAGGATACGGCCAAGGCAACCCCGCTCAACACGCTGCGCGCTCTCGCCAAGTCGGCAGAGCCGGGCAAGGCGGCCCCGCTGAACCCCGCATTCAAGGGCAACAGCGGCGACAAGCCGACCTACAAGCTGCCGGAGGGTGAATAATCATGGCCCGTTACAACAAGATCTTTGCCGGCCCGGTAACGGAACGGCTGCCGCAGGTGCAGGAAGCGCTCGCAGCCGCCGCAACCCTCCCGGGCCTCGCCGTCGTCTTCAATGGCAGCGGCCAGTTCGCCATCGCCGGCGCTTCGACCGTCGAGAAGGTCTTCATCGCGCAGGATAACTACCTGCAGATGAAGGGCGTCGATGAAGCGTGGGCCTCCGGCGATACCATGATCGGTATGGAAATGCTGGACGAGCAGTTCTTCAACGTCCGCGTTCCGACCGGCAACAATATCGCCAAAGGCACCCGCCTGACGACGAACGCCACCGGCCGCTTCGTCCCCGTCGCCGCCGGAAACCGCGTCATTGCGATCGCGGAAGAGGCTTACAACAACACCTCCGGATCGGATCAGCTTGTTCGCGTGCGCGCGGCCAAGGGCCATCTGGCAGCCGCTTAAGGAGCGATCGAACAATGCGCTACTTCTCCTCCCAGCTCGTCGCCAACTCCCGAATCCATGCGGGTTGGTGGGACGAGGTACAGGCGAACCGCGAATGGTTCCACCAGACTGAAACTGCGCTGGCGGCCGTTCAGAACGCGGCCGCCATCCTGCCGCGCGACGCGTGGCTCGACCTCGACGGCATCACCCGTCGCGTCATGCGCTCGGACGAAGGTCAGGTCTACATGGCCGACCTGATGCCGCTCGCCAAGGCGGTCAACATCGGCAAGCTCGTCCACCTCAACCGCGTTTCTTCGGATGCCGGATCGGTGGTCCGCTCGATGTCCGGCCAGGTGCCCGTGCCGATGGATAAGGTCGTCTACGACTACCGCGGCTCTCCGGTCCCGATCTTCTCCACGGCCTACGGCCGGGAATGGCGGGAATGGAATACGCTGCAGTCGGAGAACTTCGACGCTCTGTCCGACGATCAGGAGGCGCATACCGCCAAGATCCGTCGCGACATGGCGCTCTATGCTCTGGATGGCGACGCGAACATCAAGGTGGGCGGCTACACGGCGTACGGCATCCGCACGTCGCCGTTGGCGAAGGCGATCAACCTCGGCGCCGCTGCCGGCGGTGCCAACATCGACCTGACGTCGCCGGCCACGACCTCGGACGCGATCGACACGTTCTTCTCGCAGACGCTTGGCGCCATGCTCGACGCGCAGCTCATCACCGGCAAGGTCAACATCTACGTCTCGCCGGAGATCGGCCGCAACTTCGACCGCTCCTATTCCGGATCCTCCGGGTTCAAGGGCGGCACGCTGTTGCAGTACCTGCTGACGAACCGGCGCATCAACAAGATCGCAGTGACCTATGAGCTGACAGGTAACCAGTTCTTCGGCTTCGTGCCGTCGGCCGAGTTCATCCGTCCGCTCGTTGGCATGGCCGTCAACACGACAGCGATGACCCGCCAGAACCCGACCGACAACTACCAGTTCTTGGTCATGGGCGCGATGGGCATCGAGATCCGGGCCGACTTCAACGGCAAGTCCGGCGTCTTCTACTCCACCGACATCGATTAAGGACCGGCCTCGCCTTCGGGCGGGGCTTTCCCTTTCTGAAACCAAGGAGATACGCCGATGAGCGTACGTGTGAAGATCACGAAACCTGGCATCTTCGGTGCCAAGGGCGAGGTCGAGGTCGGTACCGAACTGACCTTGAAGGAAGAGCCGAAGGCATGGGGCGGCCGATACGAGGTCATCTCGTCCGGCGGCAAGGACAAGGAAGCGGTGACCGGCGACGCCGGTGACGGGAAGTCGGCAACCGAGGTTCTCGCCATGGCGAACGACACCGGAGTGCCGTTCATGACCTTCAAGTCGGCAGCAACGAAGCTGCTCGGCGAGAAGACGCCGGCCAGCAAGGCGGACATCGTCGCCGCTCTCGAAGATCTGGCAACCCAGCCGTAAGGAACGAACATGGCAGGCTACGGTGAAGACGCCACGTTTCAGACGTGGCTGACAGAGAACGGCTACACGCTGCCTTCTGGCGCGCCGTCGCCTGCCGTCCTTCGCAATCGTGGGAGCCAGTATATCGACGCGGTATACGGCTCTCGCTTCGTCGGCAGTGTCGTTGACCCTGTACAGGAGCGGCAATGGCCGCGCGAGGGCGCGGTCGTCAATGGCAAACTGATCCCCTCCGACGTCGTGCCAGCGGCAGTCATCAATGCATCGTACTATGCCGCCTACCAGGAGGCGGTGAAGCCTGGCTCGCTCTCTGTCGTCGGTACTTCTTCGGGCGCCGTGAAGCGAGTGAAGGTCGGGCAGATCGAAAAGGAATACCAGACAGCGAAGGACAGCGACGGCACTGCCGCCTCCATCACGCCGCTCATCTCCATCGTCGACGGGATGCTGGCGCCATATTTGCGCGACGCATCTGTCAGCGCAATCGGCATCTGGTCGGTGGGCTGCTGATGGCGACGTTCGATTATGCCGAGATGCAGGCGGTAGCCGAAGAGCTCATCACCGAATTCGGCCAGGCCGGTACCGTGACGCGCATCTCAGAGCCGGACCCTGTCGAAGGCGGCGATCCAGTGCCGACGCCTTACACGGCCACGCTGGTGCCGATGGCGTACAGCGCCCAAGAGATCGACGGTACCGAGATCCTGTCCGGCGACATGCAGATTTACATTTCGTCGGTCGGCCTCGCGATCGAGCCCAAGCCCGGCGACCTGGTCGCGGCGAGCGGCAAGACGTTCCGGGTGATTAAAGCAGACCCGAACAACTACGACGGCATCACGAATGTCGTCTTCATCGTCCAGGGAAGGATTGCAGCATGAGCGTGCCCGCACAGGACTTCCACAAGATCATCAACGCCGAGCCGATGCGGATCATGGCGTTTCTGGTCGACCTCTACGGCATCAAGATTGCCGACGAGGTTGCCAAGCGCGTTGCGTCGGATGAGCCGGCGCCGGCCGTGAAATATCCTCGCTTCTAAGGAGCACTGTCATGAAGAAGGTTAAAGTCGAAGTCGCAATGCGGCACGCCGGCAAGAAGGTGGGCGAAACCTACGAGGTGTCCGCTGTCCAGGCCAAGGCCATGGAGGGCATCGGCCTTGTGAAGCCGGCCACACAGGCTGCCGCCAAGGCAATCGAGAAGGCGGTGAAGGAATGAACCGGCGCTCGTTCCTCGGGTTTGCTTGCGGCGGTGTTGTCGCCGCGCCTGCTGCTCTAATTGTTGGTGAGCGTGCCAACGCCTATCCAGCGCCAGCTGGCATGCCGATGAAGGATGATATCCGCGCGTGGGGGCAGCAGCTCGAAATTCATGTGAGCGGCGCGCATGGGGACGCCCACGTTCGCCGGCTCGTGCAGCAAGCTATGCTTGAGCAGCGCAGCTTCATGGCGCGCAAAGGCTGAACGTGGCATCGCTCCGCCAGCAGCTCGACGCGCTCATAGAAGAGCTTTCCCCTGCAATGGAGAAGGCCTTCCGCGAGGCGATCGAGGACATCAAATCCGAAATCGTGCTGAAGGAAGTCGTCGAGCGGCTTGAGCGCAGGGATGTGGAAGGCGCCATCGCGGCGCTGCACATCGATCCGGCAGCATTTCGGCCCCTTTCAGAGGCGATCCGGACCGCCTTCAACGCGGGCGGCCTCCTGGTCGCCAAGAACATGCCGCGTCTGTCCGACCCGATGGGCGGCCGTGTCGTGTTCAGGTGGGACGTGCAGAACCAGCGCGCCGAGCAGATCATTCGCGAAGCCTCGTCGACTATGATCACGCACGTGACCGAAGATACGAAGCAGATGGCGCGGGAGCGGATCGAAGCGGGCTATGCCAAGGGGCAGGGGCCGAACACGATCGCTCTAGACATTGCCGGACGCGTGAACCGCGTCACCGGCCGCCGCGAGGGTGGCTTGCTCGGCATGACGGCCCAGCTTGCCCGAACCGTCGAGAACGCGCGCACGGCGCTGCTCTCTGGCGATATTGAGGTCATGAAGCACTACCTGACGCTCACGCGTCGCGATAAGCGCTTCGATCGGCACGTCGCTAAGGCCATTCGAGAGGGCAAGCCGCTTCCTGCCGAGGCCGTCCAGAAAATCACCGGCCGGCTCGCGGACCGGTATGTCCAACTCCGGGCCCAGACAATCGCACGGACGGAAACGCAGTCGTCTGTCCATGCTGCGAAGCACGAAGCCTATCAGCAGGGGCTGGATCGCGCCGGCCGGGATGCAAACCTCGTAACCCGTCGTTGGCGTTCGGTCGGCGACGGCCGTGTCCGCCATACGCACCAGGTCCTGAATGCAGAAGAAGTGACGGGCATGGACTTGCCGTTCCAGTCTCCCTCGGGCGCATTGCTGCGCTACCCGGGAGACACCAGCCTCGGTGCTGGCGCCGCCGAGATCATCGGCTGCCGTTGCCATGTCGAATACAACTTCGACTTTGCCGGGGAATATGCCAGATCGCGAGGCCGCTGATGGCTGAGAACCAGTCCTTCGCCGCCCAAGTCTCCGAATGGGTGAAGGCGGAGCAAGAGCGCGAGGCGGCCGTCCTGCGAACCGCGGCGCAGATGGTCGCCAACAACGTACGGACCTCTGTTGCCCAGGGCGGCCGCATCCCGGTCGACACCGGCAACCTGAAGAACTCGCTAATGGCTTCGACCACGTCCATGCCGACAGTCGACCAGCAAGAGAAGCAATATGCGGATCAGAGCGGAGAGATCGAGCTGATCATCGCCAACCTCGACGTAGGCGAGACGCTCTATCTCGGATTTCAGGCCGCCTACGGCCCCCGCATGAATTACGGCTTCGTTGGCGAGGACAGCCTCGGCCGCCTCTACAATCAGGCTGGATACGGCTTTGTCGACGCGGAGGCCCAGGACTGGCCGCAGACCGTCAAACGCGCGGAAGAGACGGTTCGCGGTCGCTTTGAAGCGGGTCCGTCCCCTCGGACATGATGATCAGGGCCTTCTGAAGCACGTCGAGGTCTCGGATGGCTGCGGCAAGCACCTGCCGGCCGTTCTCAGTCTTCACTGTCTTGTTGAGCAGCAGCGATTGCGCCTCGTGTAGGAGGTCATGCACCTCGGTATCGCTGAGTGCTTTGTCGGCCATAGGCCAGAGGTAGCAGATGGCTGACACCGTTGAAATGAAAATCTACCAGGCGCTGTTGCTGATGGCTCAGGCCTTCGTGCCGCCGGCCGGCGTCACCATCGTGCTGCCCGGCGTTTCGTACTCGCCGACGGCCACCAGCAGATTCGTCAGTGTCGAGGTGCACTTCAACCGCTCGATCGAGACAGACATGTCGCTGCAGCTTGATCCGATCCGGCAGGGTTTCATCCGCGCCAGCGTCATGTGGCCGAAAGGGTCGGCCATCGTCGACGGATACAATCTCGCCGGACAGCTTCGCGCGCACTTCCGTCGCGGTACCAAACTGTTCCGAACGGACACACAGGTCCGCATCGACGAGGATCCGGAAATCGGTGTCCTCGTGACGGGCAGCACGCATCACAACATCCCCGTCACCACCCGGTGGCGGTGTTACCCGCAAGTTCCGGCCTGATTGGCCTGCCGATCAAGCCCCTTCGGCAAGGGCAATCAGACAGAAAGGAATGAGCTATGGCTCAATTGTATCCTGTGGCAGGTGCCAAAATATTCATTGGCCCGGCCGTCACTACCGTGCCCGACGATGCCGACATTGATGCAGCCGATTTCGCAGCGGTCGTCTGGACAGAAATCAAAGGCTGGCAGACCATGGGATCGATCGGCGACAATGCCACGCTGATCACCGAAGCCATTATCTCCAGCGCCCGCGATATCAAGGCGAAGGGCACCCGCAACGCCGGCTCGATGCAGAACAACTTCATCATCATGCCGACCGACCCGGGGCAGATCGCGCTGATCGCCGCGGAGAACAGCCCGCACAACTTCCCGTTCAAGATCGAGTTCGACGATGCTCCGCCGACGGGAGCCGCTCCGACGCCTACGATCAAATACTTCTACGGGATCGTCATGTCGTCCCAGGAGCAGGGCGGCGGCGCCAACACCGCGCGCCTCATCTCCGGCAACGTCGAAATCAACTCCGCGATCGTAACGGTCGCCGCTGACACAGGTGATTGATGAGCGAAGAATTCGTTGATCTCTCTGGCCTCGAAGCCCTCGTCCAGTCTCAGGAGGAGGGTATCGAGATCGAAATCCTAAATGAGCAGTCCAAGCCGATCGGGCTCAAGATCCGGGTCGTCGGCCCGGACAGCGACCGCATGCAGAAGGCGGTGCGCGATGTTGCTTCGGAGTTTGCCAAGGCAGCCGCCGAGCGCGAAAGCCTCGGAGAAGCGCGGGAAGATGACAGCGACGCCCGCATGGTCGCCATCCTCGCAAAGGCAACGGTGAGCTGGTCGCCAAATCCAAAGATCGGGGGCAGTGTTGTGCCCTTCTCGGAGGAGAATGTCCGCAACCTCTATGCCAAGTTCAGGATCATCCGTGAGCAGGTCGAGGTTCGGGCGGTTCGCCGCGGGTCTTTTACCAAAAGCTGATCGACCGGCTCTGCGGCCTTATCGTTGATCAGCACGAAGGTAAGAAGCTCGTCATCCCCGCCGCTGGCCAGCAGGTGTGGTGGTGGTTCCGGGAACTGGATAGCCAGCGCACCGGTAATGGCTACGGGCCCAATCCTCTTGGGTTTCAGGCAATTGGAGAATGGGCGAGGCTTCGCGGCCTCGTCCTGAAGCAGTGGCAGCTCGATGCCATTCTGGCAATGGACCTGAAGCGCCGCGAGATCATGGCGTCGAAGGCTGAGCCCGATCCAGAGAAGCAGAAGATCTCAGAGCGTCCGCTCTCCGCGCGTCTGTTCGATGCGATTTTCCCAAGCAAGAAGTGATAGCCGATGTCTGAAGCTACCCTTGGTTTCAAGATTGACAGTTCGCCGGCCGTCAAAGGCGCGGCTGACCTCGATCAGTTGACGGCAGCCGCTGGCCGCACTCAACAGGCCGTTGGGAAGCTCGGGAACGAGGTCGAGCAGCTGGGCGGCGCGCTTGGCAAGGCAGGGCAGGGCGCTGGCAAGCTCAAGCCGCCGATCGACGATCTCGGCCGATCGTTCGGCGCGCAGGATGAGCATGTCCGTGCCTTCCGGATGGAAGTCGAGCGGCTCACGCTGAAGTATCAGCCGTTGGCGAAGGCCACACGCGATTACGAGGCGTCGATCGGAGAAATCCAGCGGGCGCACAAGCTCGGCGCGATCACGGCCCAGGAGATGACGCAGGCGCTTGATCGTGAGCGCCAGGCCTATGAGCGTCTGAAGACGTCGGCGACGGCCGCCGGCGCTGCGGTAAAGGCTGCAAACCAGAACCGTGGCGGTGCGCAGGGTTTCAATTCGGCCAACGCCGCATTTCAGTTTCAGGACATCGCCGTCACCGCGGCCATGGGCATGAACCCGCTGATGATCGGTCTACAGCAGGGCACGCAGCTCGCATCGGTGCTCGGATCGATGGAGCGGCCGGTCTCCGGGCTTGCCGCTGCCTTCGGATCGCTCATCAGCCCTGTTTCGCTCGTCACTATCGGCCTGACCGCCGGTACCGCCGCGCTGATCCAGTATTTCACGACCGCCGAAAGCGGCAGCGATAAAGCCAACAAGCTGTTCGAAGAGCAGAACGACCTGATCCGGCGCGCGGCCGCTCTTTGGGGCGATGCTGCGCCTCAGTTGAAGGCTTATGTCGACGAGCTGGACCGCGCCGAGAAGATCACGCAAGGCCGAGAAGCAGGAGAAATCTTGGCTGGCCGCGAACTTGAAGGACTTGGCGAGCGTCTGCAGGATGTTGGCCGGCAGTTCTCAGAAGCAGTTCGAGGGTTGCGAGGCATTGATGCCGACCCGGCATTCATCCGCGATTTCTCACGAGCGTTCGGAGATCTTCGCGAGCGCCTCGATGATGGCACGGCATCGGTTGCAGATTACAATCGAGCTCAGATGGTTCTGTCAGAGGCGGTGGACCGCTACGGCATCAAGTCCGTTCTTGGCTTCCGGGACGCTTTTGACCTCATTACCAAATCTATCCGAGACAGCATCGAGGCTTCACGCGAAGCGCGCGCTGCGTGGATTGCGGGGATCGCGGGCGCCGATAACGTTCAGGACATCATTTCGGGATCGTTCTTCACCGAAAACGGCAGGACGATGCGCACGCCGGACTTCATGCCGCGCAACCCGGGTGTTCCGACCAGCCGACCGAACATCGAGTTGAGCGAAGATCCGGACGCCACGACCATCCTCAACTCCGATGGCCGGCTGACGTCCGTCCCGGTACCGGGGCAAAAGCCGAACTTCTTCGAGCTCGAAACGCAAAAGGAGAAGGTCGACGACGTCACCAAGGCCTACCGCCAGGCGGCAGAAGCAAAGGCTGATTTCTGGCTCGACATCTCGTTTCAGGAGCGGCAGGCGGAGCGCAGCGCCATCGATCGGCAGGTTGCGACCACGCTCACGCGCTACGGCTTCAATGAGGACCTGAATTCGCCTGAGGCTGATGCAATCCGCCAAGGCCTTCGTAGGGAGGAAGCAAAGGACGCCTTCAAGGTGTTCTTCGACGGCATCCACCAGGAGGCATGGGCGAACGGCGGCAAGATCGGCGATGCGATCGTCAAGTCGGCTTTGAGCGCTGCCCAGAAAGCCAGCGAGAAGGCCTGGGGCGCCATCTTTGATCAGCTGTCTACCGCTGCGGCGAGCTGGCTGACCGGCGGCTCCGAGGCGGGCGCCGGAGCCGTATCTGCCGGTTTCAATGCGACCACAACGTTAGGGTCATTTCTTGGCGCAAACGATAACAGGGCCTTTGCCGCTCCCGTTGGGGCCGTCACCCGAGGCGCTCTGCCCCCGACGACCGAGATTGCCAGCTATATTGCCAAGGCTGCCGCAGCCCGGGGCATAGATCCAGACATCGCGCTACGAGTTGCCAAGTCTGAGGGGGGCCTCAACAGTTGGAACCTCCAGTCGAACTACGTCAAGAACGGGGTGCGGGAGCCGTCGTTCGGGCCATTCCAACTCTACAAGGGCGGCGGTCTCGGCAACAAGTTCATGGCCCAAACGGGACTTGACCCGGCCGATGCGTCGGCCGGCCCAGCCGGTATCGACTTCGCCTTAGACGAGGCCAGGAAGAGTGGCTGGGGTGCATGGTATGGCGCCAAGAAGGCTGGCATCGGCAACTTCGAGGGCATCGGGACTTACTCCGGAGCCGACAGTGCCGTGGATGCCGTCACCAAGCTTGGCGAAGCATCCAGGGAAACGGTCAAGGGTCTGAGTGAGTTAGGGCAGGGTGCCGGCGGCCTCGGTCAGACGCTTGCCAGCATTCCGCAAGCCCTAATGGCCAACGGCGGCGGTTCGGGCATCCTAAGCAGCCTCACTAAGTACGGCATGGGGCTGTTCTCAGCATCCTCGCAGTTCGCTTCTGCATGGATGAAGGGCGGCATAGGCCTTTACGCCAACGGTACGAACTATGCACCGGGCGGCCTGTCGCTCGTCGGCGAGCGCGGTCCGGAGCTGGTCAATCTCCCGCAGGGCTCGCAGGTGTTCGACACCAACAGGAGCGCCCGGATGATGGCCGGCAACGGCAACAACAGCAACGCTCCTGCAAACCTCAACGTCAACGTAATCGGTGCCAACGGCGATGAGCACGTCCGCGCCCTTGTGCGCCAAGGCGTCGGGCAGGCGCTGTCTCAATATAACGAGCAGCAGCGCCGCGTCGGCTTCGGGGAAACGCAGAAGCGATTTGTAGCGCAGAAGGGTTGATGGATGGCAGTTTACATCAACCAGCCTACCGTGCCGATCATGTATCTGAGGCCGACCCGGGCGAGCTTCGACAATCCCGGGTCGGCGATCGACGGCGGCGTCAATGGCGTCGGGGAGTCGATCAGCATCGAGACCAGCGGCGGCGGCATCGTCACTGCCGTCTATGAGCGGTGCATGCTGCAGGCTGAGGACACGGAGCGGCACGAGGTCATCAACTGGCTCGGGGCACGTGGGAATGGCGGCTATCGCTTCTTCAACGTCCCGATCATCAATGACGGGATCGGACCGTTCCCCATCATCGACGGCAAGAAGCGGCCGATCATCAAGGGCATTCCCCACTCCGACGGTTCGTTCTTCTCGGACGGTTCCGGCTACAGCCAGACCACCGTCTACGGCGAGGTGACGGAAGCGGCCGGCCTCGGAGCCGGGATCCTTAAAATGCGTGTCTACGGGGCCGCACGGCCGCTGCGCTGGTCGGATTGGTTCTCGATCTACCACCCAACCAAGGGATGGCGGGCTTATCGGTATTGGGAGGTGATCTCGAAGACGAGCGAAACCAACCCGGTCTACACGCTTGCTATCGCTCCGCCGTTGCGCGAGGCGGTGACCGCCGGAACTCGCGTCGAGCTCGCGCGGCCGATGTGCGTCATGCGTTTTCCCAGGGGGTACACTTTGCCGTGGGATTTCGAGGGATTCTACCACTCCCGGCCGACGCTCCAGTTTACGGAGGCGTTCTGATGGAGTTCGTCCCCGCACACATCATCGAGGAGATGCGCGGCAGCCATCAGCTTGGCATCTTCCTCAGGGTCGACACGGATCCTGCCTTGCATCTCTGGTTCGGGATCAACGACATCCCGGCCAACTTCGACAGCATCGATCCAACCGGAACGGTCTATCTCGGCGGCGGCCGTCTGATCGGCGTGCCGACACTCGAGGTGCTGGTCAACGGTACCGCCGACAGCGTCGAGTTCACGCTTTCCGGTCTCGACCCGACGACCTCGGCGAAGATGCTCGACAGCCTGCCGCCGGTGCGTGGCGCGGCTGTCCAAATGGGGCTGACGACGCTCGATCGGTATTTCCAGCCGATGAGCAGCATCATCCCGATCTGGACGGGGACCGCCTCTCACACTGGCGAGGTGAGCCCGCCTGTCGAGGAATGGGATAGCCCGAGCATCACGCTTTCCCTCGCCGTCGTTTCCGGCGAAGCGACCCGGTCCCGTGGCGCGCGCTCGGTCTGGTCCACTCCGCATCAGAAGGCGATTTCGCCGACGGACAAGTTCTGCGACGGCGTAAGCCGTCTTGCCAGAGGCGTGCAGCCAGTCTGGCCGAATTTCTAAGGAATGCCATGACATTGCAGGAATTTCTTAGCCTGCCGCACCAATTCAGGTGGGGCGGGGTGGCTGGCGACGATTGCACGACCTTCTGCGGGACTTGGCTGCGCGAAAGCGTCGGCGTGGATCCTGCGGAAGCTTATCGCGGCACATACAGCACGGCCGAAGGCGCTCACGACATCCTGGCGCAGGCCGGCGGCCTGGTCGCCTTCGCCGCGGCCGCGCTGGAGCCGCTCGGCTTCATCCGGACCGACGAGCCGCAAGACGGGGACGTCGGCGTTGTGCTCGCGCCTGCCGGCATGGCCGGTGTCAAGGAAGTCTGCGCCATCCGCTTTGGCCCGCTCTGGGCCCTCCTGGCGCCGTCCGGTGTCATCGCCAAGAAACTTGATCACGTTGCAGCCTGGCGCGCGCCCGATGGAGATCGAAACGAATGAGTTTCCATCACCGCATGATGCTGCAGCGCTATGGGCTGGGCTGCACGACGTCGCTTTACAGCGAAGTTCTGTTCGATCCGATATTCACGCCGATCTTTACCGCCGTGCTGGGAACCGGTGCCTTTAACATTGGCGTTGCCTCGATTTCTTACGCGTCGATCGCGTCGGCGATTGCGACGACGGCCATCTCGATCGGCCTGCAGGCTCTTCTGGCGCAAGCACCGAAGCCGCCGAAGCCGGAGGACGGGAGAGCCCCGCTCAACCAAGCGATACCATTCCGCATCTATGCCGTCGGCCGCACTCGCCTCGCCGGCGCCCGGATGATGTGGGAGGCGAAGGGCTCCAATCTCTATTCGGTCCAGGCGATCGCCGGCCATCGGATCAAGTCGTTCAACCGGTTCTACCTCAACGACGACGAGGTGACCGTCGTCGACAATGTCGTCACGCCTTTGAC